GCCCGGTGCAGCCCTTGCTGCACACCCGCATTTGAAGCACCCTTAACCTGCGCTGGGCTCACTTGACCAGTAAAAGTCTGTTCAATCATGATCGGCGGAAGGCTAGAAACCTGATTTGACCGATTAGCAGGTACTGGCATGGGCTGCTGCTGAACAGGTATAAAAAACCGAGCGTTATTAATCATTTGATCTGAGCGCTGCATTGATGTTGCACCAAGACCATAGAATGATTTTTGTTTTTGTGTATCCCAGATTTCAGCGTGCCCAGATCGAGGGCTGAACCCAGATTGACGATTATAGATTACGGTAGCTCCTTGCATTAATGCTTTAAGCTGTGAATCCCCTTCCATCATCTTTTTATACATTGCAGGTGTGAATTTTACTTCTTTAAAACGCTTGTCTCTTGCGAGAAAATCTGCAGCTAGATATGCTGCTCCACCTTCAATTTTAGATGTACCATTTAATGCTGCGTTTTGGATTCTCCAAACAGCTCTTAAACAATATTTTTCAACCTCTCTAATTGAAGGAGCTAATTGAGCTAAACTTTGGCCTAACTTTTGATTTTTTGCAAATCCTGGGCCCAAAATTCCTGAGTTTGTAAGCGGATTACTCATGTTTGACGCCCCGCCATTTGTGGATGCCTCAGCAGGCCCACCGAACAGCATATTGGTAACGCCTGGGATGATTCGATTGCTTGAAAGAACATTGCCAGCCAATTGCAAAAGGCCTGTGCGCTCAATTTCTTCTTTGAGCCAGGTAAACCAGATTTTCATCTTTTGAAAAGTATCGTTTATTTTGATGCCAATCTTTTGAAACCCAATAATCAGAGCTTCAATGAAAATCTTATTCCAGTACATGCCATCCTTGATCGCATTGCTCAGCGTGGGCCATTTCTTCGTGAACTCTACAAGTTTGCTATCGCCGGTATTCAGATAATAGATGAAATCAGCAAGGATTGCGCTCAAAGCAACAATCGAACCGCCAACCACCATGGCTTTTAATCCGCTCTCAGCATAGAACGCACCTGCCCCCAAAGTTTTGAAAGCGTTTGCCATCCCATAAGCCCATTCAGCAGCAGCAAGATATTTCAGGCCAACAAAACGCGTGAGCATGAGCGCAAGGCCTGCATTCACAAAAGGGAGCACATCTGAAAACATTTTCATGTATCGAGGCATGTTTAGGCGTGCGACAACAGCAAATTCACGGGCCAGTGGAGTCCATTGTTTGAGAAGTTTTGATGTGCCGTCAATCAAATTATGAAATGCAGCTTTTAATCCACCTTCCCACACTTGGTATTTGAGCTCTTTAAAAGAATTTTCCATGTCTCTGGTTTTGGCGGCAGTGCTGTTTGCGGCATCACTTAAGGCTTTGCTATAATTTTTGATGCCAATATCCATTAAGGCTTTCTCGATGGACTTGGCGTCACGATTGACTTTTACTGTTTGATTTCTGAAAGTGATCGCGGCCTTATCACCTTCAACCTTCATTTTGATCCCAAACTCTTTGAGGCGCTCTGCTTCACCCATTACGCCATCAGCAACAGCTTCGACAAAATCCATCATTGACTTACCTGGTTTTGATGCTGCAATGCCAGCATAAGCATTTAATGCTGTGGCAGAGGCATCCAGGCCCATGTCTTTTAATCGGATAAAGCCTTTTACAGCTTCTTCAATACCAAACGCTTTGGATGCGTTGATATTTCTCAATTCTCTAAATTTGCCTATTGCAGAGATCTTGTTCATGCCTGGGAGGTTTTGTAGCCCGATCTGCATTGCTTCACGCTCGACGCCTGTGTCATACGTCGATTTAGCACCAGCAGCAAGACCGCCAATACTCAAAGCACCGCCAAGCAGACCCATGCCAGGAATGCCGCCACGACCGCCACGCAGGAAACCAACAGCTTTGTCGTGTTCCTTTTGTGCATCGCGAGCGATCTTTTGATTGGCACGCTGAGCATCACGAACGCGACGATTTAAGGCCCGTTCATTTTCTCTCGCAGCCCGCTCAGTGGCTCTGATTTGAGCTGCTGCTGCACGGTTGGCTTCACGCTCTTGTTCACGCGCAACTTTTGAAGCTAAGCGGATTTGAGCATTTGCTGCTTTTGCGGCTTCTCTTACCTGCTTGTCAAGTGCTGCGGATTGGCGAGATTCACGCTGATTCAACAGCTTGAGCGCTTCTGCCTCTTGCTGCCTGAGTTGCTTTTTATAACGCTCTAACTCGCGTTCATCAACCTTGTAACCAAGTAGGGTTACTGCTTCGTTGAGAATCATGAGGTTATTCCTTATTATTTTCGATCAGAATTTCAAGAGCGTCATAAATGCGGGTCAGCGGCCACGTCTCAAGGTCGTTCATGCACTCTCTTTGCTTCGTGGCCTGCCAGATATACCAGATCTCCCAGTATTTAACGGCGTTTAGGGGGACTCGGATTGTTCGAGTGCCTTTTCCGGTTGGGAGTTCCGGCCCTGGTCTAAAAAATCGTTAAAATCAACAATCAGTTTTTTAATGGGCTCGATTCTGCCTGCCGCCTTGCCGGTAAAGACAAGATCAAACATTGCTTTTTCGCCAAAGCTGCCGGATAATTTCGCCTCGCCCTGCTTGCCATTGTTGAACGTGGTGTTCTGGAAGATCAACAAGGTCAATTCTTCCTCGACATCAGGGTCAATCTCGGCATTTGCCTCGGCCATAGCTTTCAGGTTATCCGCAGCGCTTTCGTATTTGAGGCTGATTTGCTTAAGTTCTTCGTCAAGCTTTTCCTGCTCTTTTTCGGGCAGATCAGTGCTGAATTTACTGCTGATTGTGGCAATCGCTTCAAGATCTTCTTTGCTCATCTTCCGCTCTTGCTCTTTGCGGGCTTCGGCCAGGGCTTTGAGAGTCGCAGCGCCCACTTTTTTGAGCAGGTTTTTGACTCTCAGTGCCCGTGTGCCTGAGTGCGGTGTGATGGTTACGCGGAAGCCATCTTCAAAAGTGGCTTCCAATTGGCCTAAAGCGTTCTCTTGTTTGTGGGTGATTTTATGCAAGGTCAACTGTCAACCCCAGTTCATTTGGAATTAATTGGGTGCAAAGTACGGTATATTTGTACACGCTCACTTCGCCGCCACGGTCACCGTCGCTTGGCTTTTCAATCTTGCACTTAAGACCCGTCAGGAACTCACGCCCCTGGTTGTCTTTGATATGCACATCGAATGTGCCAGCGGTGTCAAGCTCTCCAACTGGCGTAACGACAGAGATCAAACTCTGAAAGATCGCAATAAAAGGGCTTGTGTGCATGATATTAAATTCAATCTTTCCGCTTTTGTTTGCGGAAACACTGAACACACCACGGCCAGAGAGGTCAATCTTTTGTTTGACCGCTTCAGTATTGCGGGAATAGGTGAAAAAAGACTGACCATCTTCACCAGTGATCGGGATAGGGAATGGAACCCCAGCCTTTACAAACACGACGCTATGGTCGGCAATGATATGGGTCTCGGATTGAGCGGGTACGAATGCCATTTTGTTTTATCTCCCTTACTGGATCTGAACTTCAATGTCTGCTTCGACAACCAACGCACTGTTGAGCAATTGGCCGCGCAGCTTGCCGTTCGGGAACTTGAACAGCGCTTTGTCTCCGCTCGAAATTTCGGAGAAACGGGGGACGATCACGACGGGTGTAACTGCCGCATCTGCTGAACCGTCAAGAATTTTTTCTCTGACCATATTGGCGAGAACCACATTCAAACAGGCCTCCCAAGCATCCAAACCTTCTTGGTTGTACTGGGGGTTGGTGTGCTGAGAAGCGACAAAGAGCAAACCGGCTTCACGAACTGCGTTCTGCATGTAATCGAGGTTGCGTGTTGCTTCAGCACGTTTGCCATCGGCACGAATGCCATCACGAACCCAATTGAAAGCGGAATCAGTGGGGCTGAATGCGCGATAGGTGTTCAGGCCGCGAGCTTTGAGCGTTGTCACTTCAGAAGCGGTCAGGGTATCGACGGTGACGCCAGACAGCTTCATGCCTGCCAGGGCAATGCTGCCGGGGTCATACGAGAGATATTTTGCCAAAGCTGCGCAGTTCGCAAACTCGGTTGTATCAGATTTCCAGAAGCCGAGGGTGCAGCGGTATGTTTTGGCGTACATGTAGCTGCCTACGTTGGTTGTATCTCCGCTGGATTTGGCCCCAGCTTCGTTGGTCTGATACCAGAAGTATTTTTCATTGCCTTCGATAGCAGCAGCAACGCTCAGGATTGCACCGACATCAGTGTCAGCAGTTGCGATTCCATACCAGAGGTTTGTGGCTTCTTCGGCCAGGGCTGCGGCAACGTCATCGCCTGCGTGATTGCCTGCGGTTGTGGTGGCCACGGTGGCCGTTGGAGGCGTTGTGCCTGTAGTGGTTACCGAAATATCCAATTCCCAGGATGCATCGCCTGTTACGGTAATTGTATCGGTGCCATCGCTGACAGCCGTTGCTATACCGTCAAGTGCCTGAATTGACGCGGCTAATGCCGTAAGCGTGTCTGAATTTGAAGTTGCATAGATCCATGAACCGGTTTGTCCATTGATAACGAACGTACCACCATGTCCTGAACTGTGGGCACCGCTGAAAGTGATGGTCTTTACGGTTGCCACTTCAGCAGAGCGTTCAATAATCCAGCAGTAATCTGCTTTGGGGCTTTGGGCGTTCATTTGGGCAAAGGCGTCGTAAGTGTCGCCGGTATCGCCCCAATCTTCTGCAACAGAAGCCAAGCCTACCGTGCTGAGCGGGTATTTCACCGCTTTAACCGAGGCGTAAGCAGCGCCAGGTGTGTCGGCAACTGCCGCCAAAAGCGCCGGGGTATCAAAATTCGCAAGTGATGTGCTTCCCACCGATTCAGTGATCGACGTAGAAACGACTTCGGCAATTGCCATGGTCAGATCTCCTAAGTTTTTAGATTTCGATTTGGTTGATAATCAGATCAGTACCGGCTTCGACCGCGTACTCTAAGATTTGGAGGGTGTCTATATCCTCTTGGATGGTCACGCCGCAGTTAATAAACACGTCCATTTGGCCGCGTTCCTCTGCCCTGGATTGACCGTTTAAAGTGAGATTCTTGGCTGGGCTCATTCTGGCAATGCCGAGCTGAGCTGCGCTGAGAATGGCAGTGATTGATGGCATATAAGCGCACATTTCAACGGCTGTCATTTGGGTAAATGCGCCAGGGCCAAAACTGTGAATCGACACTTGGGCCAACCGTTGAGCGTTCATGCCCACCGTACCGCCTGGTGATGGGTATACTTTGGTGTCTCTGCCTGCTTTGGTTGCGTTTATTATGTTCACAACCCAAAACAGGCCTTCACGCATCGGGGCGTTTTGCGGGGGCACTGTCTTTGCGACATGCGATTGAGCAGAGCCCGAAGCGGCCCTGATCCATGCGCTAACTGCAGTAAATATTGCGTCTGCTGGCAGCATCAGTACGCCGCCTTTTCATCGACCAACACACCCACACCCATCCAATGAGCGGGCGGGAACTTGGGATGATACGAGACGAATTTGAGATCGTAGGTTTCGCCGTTCCAGTGCAGGACATCGGCACGGGTGCGGGCAGATTTTGAAACCGTTTTGATTTCATCGTTTGAGAGAACCCGAACGGCACCGCTAAACGACTGCAATCCGAGCGTAAGCATCAGCTCACGATCTCCACGGCTACGAACGTTCATCGGCTGCACATGGGCGCTGATCTCGATCTCTTCTGACTCTTGGCCCTCAGTAACAGGAACAAATGTATCGCCAACGTAAGAGCCGTACTGCCACTCACCATCGACAAAATCACCGGGGGCATAACGGGTGATTGTGGTTGATTCGGCAAAATTAACGAGCACGGCTCTTTTGTTTCCTGATTTCGTAGTCTAATTGGTCAACGTATGCAGATCCGGTACCTGGTTCTGTATCGACAAGGGGATCATTGAATCCCTTGCGCTTGATGGTACTCTCTGCGTTGGGTACTGCGTTGTAGTCAATGATTGCCTTTTGAAGCACACCTAAATACCACTCGCCAACCTCTGCCAAAGCACGATCCACAGGCATGCCGCCCTGAACCTTTTGCCCAGCAAGAAAAAGCCGTTTACGGATCTCGGCCCTATTTGCTTCAAAAGTATTGCGGTGTGCGGGGCGCTCTGGGATTCGGCCATCTTTCGTGCCAAACTCAAGAGTCAGGGCAAGCTCGACTAAATCAAAATCAAGCTCGCCGCCCTTGAGTGAGTCTGCGTCAAGGATGCCAACCGCTATGACCCGGCCATTCATGCCGCGCATATTGGTTGTCAGACTCTCAAAACCCAGGTCATTAACCTGAAAGGCCCGGTTAGCCACTGTAACCAAGCACTCTTGGGCTGTTTCTGGCAACGCCGCGCAAAAGTGCTTGATATTGAGCTTCTAAATCGTTCTGACCGCTGCTTTCGCTTGAGCTTGATCCGCTTGAGAAATATTCAATCTCAATATCCATGTCTTTTTTGCGTTTGACTTGGCCCCCGCTGCCATCCGCTGATGTGGTCAGGCTTGAAACCAACAGGCTCCCAGCCTTGTACATCAAAGCCAGATCGGCCCGGCTTCCCAGTTTGCAAACAGGCACCATTAGCCGAGCGTCTTCTATGAACGCATCAATCCGAGCAGTGTCAATCGTTGAAAATTGGGTGTACCGAGCCAAAAGCATGGCGCGGATAGTCGCGGTTGCTGTTGTCATGATTAGGACATCTGAGCAAAGGCAATCGGGCCGCCAGTGCCGTATTTGTAAACGAACAGGCCAGCCAGGTTCATCAGAACGGGCACAAAATAGTGAACGCCTTTAACCTGGACGGGGAAAAACTGAACGTCACGGGGCAGCATAAACTCGCATACCTCAGCGGTACGAGGCAAAGCCACGGCAACGCGAGCAGAACTCAGAGAGTTTACTGAACTTGTGACGCTGTTCAGGTAGCTGGATTTCAGAATTGCCCGGACGCTGGTGTTGTTCACCAAATACTGAGCGATACTGATCCCTGCATTGGTCAGAGGGCCGGCCATGAATGTATGGCTGGTAGTGTCCATGGCCAGGATTTCAGCCGAAAAATCTTCGGTGTCTTTTTCTGGCTCTCCGACCAATTCCAGCAAATCCGCCAATTTAGCATCATTGGTTGCAGATGCCCAAGAACCGCCGATGCTGACAGGGTTCAATGCTTTATTGAACAGGCCAGGTGCAGCGTGAGCTGTGGTGTCATCGCCCCAAGCTACTTGGTTTTTTAGCTTTGTAGCCGCCCGCATGGTTGCCATGCGTTTGGAAGCGCCCAAATCAATCACGGACGATCCGTTTCTAGCAGCAAAAGCAGCAGCTTCGAGATCTTCCTGAGTCCAGCCCATGCCTGCGGCATAAACAAAGACTTTGTGAGGCGTTTCGCTTAAAGTCGAACCAACCTCTTGAATATCAGTGCCGGAACCTGCCAACAAACGAAACTCACCAGAAAGATCAATTTCTTGGTAGTTAATTGAGCGGGCACCTGGGCCACCTGAACGATTGACGATAAAAGCCTGTTCCAAAATGTCAGCTTTTTCGCGGTGAGCGATAACTTTCAATTGGGCCAGGGTGTGAATCAGAGAGCGAGAGACAAAATTGGTCTGCGTGCTGTCGAGCTTGGTATCAATGGACAGTTCGCGGTCAATGCGCCGTGTCATTTGCTCATTGCTGAACGCTTCCATTTTGCGCTGCTCTTTGGTGTTCTCCAAGTAGATTTCGCGCTCTTTTTTGAGATCTTCGAGGTAGTCTGCACGGAAGATCCCGCGATCATTGACAACTACAGGAATATTGGTAGACATTTATCGGAACCTTCCTAAACGTTATTGAGAGCCAGAACGCCCAAAGCGCCCGAACTCATTGCTTGTTCGACTTTGTAAGTGCCAGCGGTCAGAGCGATTGCTTTGACAGGGGCAGAACCGGCAGCGGTAGAGAGCATCCCGCGCTTTTTATTCGAGGCTGACTCTTCGTAGAAGCGCACATAAACAGTGCCGCTCACTGCGATTGTTCCGTCTGCCTGGATTGCGATATTGCCTTTGCGCATCACACCAACGGCTTCGGTATCTTCAAATTTTGTGATACCGTCTTGGTCTGGTGCCAATTCTTCCTGAACACTTGGGCCAAGAATGGTCAATGTGCAAGTATTGGCTTGGCTTGCAACGGCAGTACCAGCACCACCGCTTGTAACGGTCGTGACTGAGAAGTAAATGTCTGTTTCAGGGTCAGCCAAAACGACAATCGTGTTGCCACTGACAGTGGCCGACAGAATCCCGTCAACCGCTTCGATTTTTGTTTCAATTGCGGCCATTGTGGCTGCGTGGCTTGATGCATAAGTGGTTGAAGAAAGCGCAGTAGACACGCCATTGACAACGAGAGTTAAATCAACCACGTCACCAGAAACCAGGGCAGCGGTAAGGCTGAGAGTAGCCTGGTTAGAATACAGATTGCTTACCAGTTTCTCGTCTGCATCAGTAGCACCTACAAATCTGGCATAGCTGATCCCGTTGGAATCATCCACCTTTTTGGAGATGATTTTAGAATTGAGCCGATCAGAAACGATCTGGCCTTCTGTGAGAGCGTTAAGGCTTGAGCTGTATGAAGTTTGAGCCATTTTCTTTATTTACCTTTCTTTAGTCGATCAGGGAATATTCAGAGCCCCAACCGCTAGAGCGAGAGGCAGCAGAGTCCAGTGCATCCAAAACGGTTGTTCCGTTCTGATTGCCTTTATTCTGGGCTTGGTAATCTTCGAGAGCTGAATCCAATCGAGCTTGGATATAGGCCTCTGATTGACCGTCGAGCTTTGCCTCTGGGCGCAGCTTGGCGATCACGTCTTTTTTAACTTGCAGGTCAGATTTGCCTTTGAAGACATAATCTTTGCCCAAAATAGGCTTAAACTGTTCGCGCTGCTCAATGGCCGCATCAATGCGGGCATCGTGGTCAATCGCTTCCAGACCTTTGATTTTTTCTTGTGCTTCGTCCAATTTGGCCTGCGCTTGGTCAGCACGGGCTTTTTCGGCTACTGCTTGTTTTTGGGCCTTATCAATCGCTTCAGCGTCTGCTTTGAATTTGCTATTTACTGCAATTTCTGCGGCTTCGCTGACTTCGATGTCACGGCCATCAATGCGGATCTGTGCCATTTTGGGCTTCTCCTGTTTGTGATCTTGTTTTTCTTGAATTTTGGAATCGTTGGGGAGTTCTATTTCAACCGCATCAAAGCGTGGCTCTGAATCGTCTGAGTCTCGCTTAATTGCAGCGCCAGCCCCAGCTCTCCCGCGCCATTCTGAGGCGAGATGATTGTATTTGAACGGTCTTGTTTGGATGGCGTCGTATGGGCCAAACTCGGGATGAACACCCGGAGTGTTATCAATACCGCACGAATAGCCACATGAAACCTGTTCTTTACCGCTTTCGATGTCTCTGATCGCGGCTTCGTCATACACCCGAACTCTGGCCCTGGTATGGATGCCATCAGGGGCAATATCATGCTTTCCGTAAACAACGCCAGTCTGATATTGCTTGGTATTTCTGCTATTGAGCAAAACGGGCGGGTGAGAGTTTGTATGCGGCTGGTTTTCAAGCGTTGACATGATTTCGGGATCATGAATCAACTCTTTAGGCCGCAGCTCTCGCCGCGTTGTTCCATCTTTGTTCAGATAGAGAAAAACACCGGCTTTAGTTGGATATACTTCCGCGTCAAGATAGCCTGTATAAGCGTCTTTTCTCCATGCGGAATCCATCCGACAAAGCGCTGTGCGCGTTTCGGTAGTCATTTAGTGCCTGTTTTTAGTGAGAGTTAAAGGGAAAGAAGGTGTTTAAGGTGAGATTTTACAAAATCAATATCTTTGGCTTCATCCTGGGCGCCTGCGTTGATTGCCTTCAAATATTCTTTATGGGCTTCAATTGCTGGTTGAATGTCTGATTCTTGGCCTTTGGACAAAGCGTGTTTATGATTAAAGCCCATTTGAGCCAATTCTTGAACGCTATGATTCAATGTCGGCAGGGTCTGAGGGCTCGCTTCCGTCATCGCTTCCAATTCCAGATCCAGATCTTGTACTTTGGGGGCTTGTTTCTTGGCTGCCATTTGTGGGCATCTCCTGTTGTTCTATTGGTTTGAGCAGGTATTCGATCTGCTCTTCGTTTAAAGATTTGTACTTTTCTCGAGACTCAAGATCTAAAGTTGGAACAAGGCGCACGTCGTTGCCCTCAAAGAATGTTGCTGCTTCTGATTGAGTCAGTACCGGTTTTCCACCAGTCAGCTTTTGGGCAGCGTTGGCAACTTTTTCAAGGATTGCTGCCCGTTGTTCTGAGGTCTGGCTGCTTACTGGATTGAAAACGAATTCAATATCAGGTTCTTGGGCAACTGGTTCAACAAAGCTCAGGAACTGCTCAAGAGGTTCCCTGATTTCGTCATCTTGAAAGCACTCGACGTATTTGTTGAGGTCACGGTCTTGGCTTTCGCCTTTGCCCTGCCCAATGCCGCCGCCTGGTGATTCCCCAAGCAAATAACTGTGAGGCAATCCAGAAACTGAAACGACACGCCGCTCCAATAAACGGATCAGGTCAGATACTCCGGTAACATTGGTTGTTTGCCGCTGGTATTCGTCGTCTTTGTCCAAAACCAGCTTATTGATCAGGCTTTGAGCCAAGAACATGGCATCCATGCGATCATTGAAAGCTTTTTGGTCTTCGGCGCAATCGTTGATAGAAAGATCGTTCAAACCTTGCAGCTTAACAACGTCTCGGATGATGTCTTTGACGATATTCGGCAGCAGGCCATATCCAGAACTGAGGTCTTTAAGCGGTTCAAATGCACGCTCTAATTTGCTGGGCGGCCAGCCGTCATTCATCAAAAGCCAATCTGAAGATGCTTCGGCGCCAGGTATGCGGATCAGCCTGCTTTTGTGAACCTCGATTGATTCTGTAGAATCGTCTTCTGGTCGCTGATCGACACGGTAAACTTCATGACGCAAAGAGCGCCCTGAATAGACTGGTGAAATATAACCCCGCTCGATCACTTCAACAGATTTGATTGCTCTTATTCTATTGAAATCAACTGGTTCGGACTGCTCCATGCCATCATCCAAAATCACATAAAGTAGAGCGCCGTAGCATGCATTTAGCTTCAAAGCCCGCTTGAGTGCCGAGCGAAAACCTGAATCTTTAATGATTTGATTGATCTTGGCCTTTTGGGTCTCATCTTCGATCTTTGGGAAAGAAATCCAGTTTCGCAGACCATAAGTTGGGCCGGTATCTACAATCTTCCAAGCCAGTTCATGCGTTGCGTAGAAATCATCAAGCACAGCCTTTGACAGCTTCTGCCCGTTCAATTCCCACTTTGTCTGAACGCCATGATCGCGCTCTGTACCGTATCCAGTGATGCGGTTTTTAAAGCTGTCGAATTTGGCTTTGATGCCTGCGATAAAGTTCAATTTAGCCTCTGGCGAATGATGATGGTTTATTTTGGGTTAGCACTTTATAAGCACCTGAGCAAGCGTCAACAATATCGTCGTGAACGCCTTTTGATGGGAACGCCACCATTTCATTGATTAATTTGTCAGTCCATGGGGCTTGCATTATCAGAACATTTCCGGTTTCCACACCTGCGCTCAGGGGCTCGGCTCGTTTAAGCTTGCTCTTGCGATCAGTGCTTTCGCCTTTGGCTCTGTGGCCTGCCAAAAGGCGAGTGAAGTATGAGACCTGAGATTTGCCTGCTTGGCCTGGGTCGGCTTCGATTCGGGTAAACACTCGGCCATACTCGGAAGCATCAGCCTCAGCTGTCGCTTGTATGCGCTGCTCAACTTCAAGCGGTGAGCCTCGGAAGTGAACCAAATCGAGAACATAAAACTGATTCTGCTTGGTCTTGAGCATCAGAACGCCTGCAGTATAGTCGGGGTCGTTCTTTGGCCTGCCATCAATCTGTATTTCTTCAGTGGCGGCCAAGTCCCAATACCGAACCAATTCTGACCAGTCTTGCTCTCTTGGCAATCTGTGAGAAACTCTGAACCAGTCACGCTTGAAGATGTTGCCAGCGCTCGGCTTGATTAACCAATCACCGTAAAGCATCCGCTGCCGCTCAATGAATGGCAGGTTTTGCAGTTCTGTCTTGTACTCTGGGAGGTGTGGATTATCGTCAATCGAAGCAGGAATAAATGAGACACTGAAAGGCTCATAGCGATCATTGTCTTTGCGATTTTTTTCATATAACCGCTGGAACTCTTTGGGGTTCAGGTGCCACCAGACATATTCGTCTGTCTGGGTTTCCCTGATCATGTAGTAAATTTCACCGGCCCGACTGAGAACCGGAAAGCGGGTCTCTTCATCCAGCCAGGGCAAAATGAGCTTTTTAACAAAGCTGTCGGGGTCTGGGTTACATGCCCCGCGTGAGTATGTGCGAGCACCGCTGACAGTACGCAATCTGCCATTTAGAAAGAAAAACTGGCCCTCGGTAAACTGAGTGACCTCATCCCACAAAATGCAGGTGTATTCTTTCGATTGATGGGCATATTTGGTTTCTTCGTATTGCAGATGCGAGAACTGGATCTTATAAGGCGTCGGCCAAGTCCAGTAATATTCCGAATTGTTATCATGCCCATCGATCAGCGGATAGATCAGCTTAGACTTATCCCAAACGCCGCCAGCGCCTTTAATGTGGGGCATCTCACGGCGAAAATAGATCGCGTTGGCACCGGGCACCTTAAAATTGCGAATCGCTTCAAGCAGCAGTGCGTGAGACTTGCCTCCACCAGCCGCCCCACCATAAATGCAGATCTGAGCCTGATTACTCAGGAATTGTGTCTGTCTGCCAGGGTTTGGGCGTATCCGGGTCAGGTTGATTTGAGGGGAGTTCAACCTGTACAACCTCTTTGATTACTGTAGCTGTGAGGTCTTGCTTGACCTCTTTTTTGTCAGACCAACCCAAATGCTGCTTTGACCAAAAGATCGCTGCAGTGGTGTCTTTCTCGATAAAAGCCTTCTGATAGAACACCTCTTTGGCTGTAGCATGTCCTTTGGCTCTTTTTTGTTGGGAATATGCCGCAAAATCGATTTTATGATCACGTTGGCACGCTCTATACAAAGTGTCCTCACAACCCAAACCAAGCGCTGCAGCAATCTCAACAGCGGTACATTGCGCCATCAGCATCTGATCAACTCTGCGCCAATCAATAATCGCTTTAGGACGCCCTGCCATGCTTCACTTCCTCGAATGTTTGACCTGTTGATTCTAAAATGGCCTGCTTGCCGGAAAAGTCTTGCCAGCGCTTGATAATGACATCGCAGTATTGGGGTGATAATTCAATGCCGTAGCATTTGCGCCCGGTTTTCTCGCA